CAACATCTGCTCGATGTCGGCTCTACGAATGAATGCCATTCGGTTGCTGATACGGGAAGCGTTCAGTTTGCCAATGGCTACAAGTTTATAGATGTACTGACGAGAACAGCCCATGAGGATAGCTGCTTTGGAAAAGGTGAGATACTCCTGATGTTGTATCTCCATGAGTGGCTGAGCCAGTTTGAAGAGGTTGTTCTTCTGCATTGCTCTGGCTCGTTTGGATTCTGCCTGACAAGCCTCGCTACAATAGCGTTGCATTCCGCTTCGGGTCTCAAAGGACTGACCACAAAAAGCACATTTCTTGGTTACTTTCATACTGCTTATCGTTTACTAATTTCATTTCTTCATTATCATGTATCTGAAGTGGTGAACGGAGGTAAACAGTAGTAAACCGTTGTCGCCTTTCTACACGATGTGACTATCATCACATATCGGGGCGGAATTTGTCGCTCGTTGTAAACGGATGTAAACCCTTGTCAACTATCTACACGAAATGACAAAAAATAAGCTCCGCAAATTCTCCACGTCAGAAATATGTCTCAAAAATATGTGGAAATTTGGGAACCATCAAAAAGCAGTCTGAAAGTGTTAATTTTTAGAATATATTGATAATTAAAGGTTTATGTTTGGTTATTTTTGGTTGGTTTTGGTTGTTTTAGGCTTCTAAATACATAAGTTATTCGTATAACATTCATAAAACATACCCTGCCAGACATCGCTATTCTTAATTAAAAACAAAATCACATATTGTTCATTTTTAAACCGAAACCAAAATGTTACTGCAACTGAAAAGAATTTTCAAAGGAGCGACTTATACAATCGGGCGTTTATACATTGACGGAAAATATTTCTGCGATACTCTGGAAGACCAGGTGAGAGAACTTCCGGCATACTGTCCGAACACGCCTAAAGGATTGAATTGCGAATGCCCGGAAAAGGTTTATTCAAAGACCGCTATCCCATCAGGAGAATACAAGGTTACGATGGAATACTCACCCAGATTCAAACGTGTCTTACCAAGACTGCATGATGTGCCGCATTTTATTGGAATCCTAATACATCCCGGAAACACCGCTACCGATAGCGCAGGGTGCATTCTTGTTGGGAAAAACAAGATAAAAGGCAAGGTGCTGGAATCAAGAGCCACTTCGGATGCCTTGAATGAGATTTTAAAGAAAGAGCGAGAAATTAAAATTCATGTTTCATAAGAACACTTCCGAAACAGCATCCAGCCCTAAAAAGTTGGGTGCTGTTTCCATATAAGACCAGACTATGAGAAAGATAATTCTAAACAACATACTTATAATCATGGCGGTTTCTGTCATTACGATTGCCGCTACAAATATCTAAACATGGGAATTTATGCAAAACTGAGACCACCCCAGAACATTAAAATTGACTTCAGACCGTCAGAAAGGCAATATGAACTATGGAAATTGCTTCAACCGGATTATTGCCCCAAATGTGGCGGTCACATAACACAGAAACTCATCGGATACGATGTAAAAAAGAATCCACAATACAAGCCTGTTTGTGAGTCATGTGGAAACACAAATCTGCCACAAATAATATTAGGTGGTGGAGCAGCAGGTGGTGGAAAATCGTTTTTGGGAGCCTGTTGGCTCATTATTTCCTGCATGAGATTTGAGAACATCCGTGCGGTCGTGGCACGTAAGACAATCAAGTCTTTGAAGGAATCTACTTGGAATACGATCAAGACGGTTCTAAAAAACTGGGGATTAAAAGAAGAAGTGAACTACAGAATCAATAATCTGGAAGGTACGCTTACCTTTTGGAACGACTCTGTCATTATCATGAAGGAAATGGTCGATCTGCCTTCTGACCCGAACTTCGAGCGATTCGGTTCTTCCGAATATACGATTGCCATGATCGACGAGGTGTCGGAGATTTCGGAAAAGGCGGTTGAAGTGCTTTTTTCCCGTCTTCGTTGGAGAATACACGAGACATTCAAGACATCCAGAATGTTTATGAGCACCAACCCGACTACAAACTGGGTACGTTCCCGGTTCGTACAGGATGAAAACGGAGACAAGGTGGAATGCCGGGAGGGAGAGGCTTATATACCGTTCTCCGTATTCGACAACCCGGACATCGCTTTCCGGCAGACTTACGAGGCGGCATTGAACAAGATTCGTGACCAAGCCACAAAGGAGCGTTTGTTATATGGTAACTGGGATTTCGTGGAAGCCAACGATATGGCCGTTTACCACAATTTTGACGGTTCCAGACATCTTATAACGAACCTGAAGGAAAAGGTCTACGATCCGACCAAACCTATCATTACCATCTAGGACTTCAATGTTGCACCCAGAATGTCTACTTTGTTGGCTCAGATAAACTATGACAAAAAAGAGATATATGTCATAGAGGAAATATTGGGATTGCCGGAAAAGAAGGAAAACAATACTCCGGCTCTGGCAAGGAAGATACAACAGAAATTGTATAGGGAAAAACATATCGGAGGGGTGGACGTGACAGGAGACCCTGCCGGATTACAGCGTTCAACCACAAATGAAGATGGGACAAACAACTACACCATCATCACGGAAACACTGGGCAAGGGCGTATTGAAACCTAAGATCAAGCTCTTAAAAAAGCAGCCTCCACAAGTTACCCGATGTGAATTTGTCAATGAGGTGTTCGAGGGATTTGACGGATGGAAACTGATGATTGATTTACGTTGCAGGAAGCTCACAGAATACCTTATTTACCAGTTAAAGAACGAGGATGGTACAAAGTGCAAGGCAAAGGTTACAGACGCTAAAACAGGCGTAAAATACGAAAAATACGGCCACTTGTCCGACTGCCTTGATTACCTGCTATGCTATTATTTAAGGGATAGCTGGACGAAATACAAAAGAGGGGACGGTTCTATGACCATCCTTTCCACAGCTACCATTAACGAAGGATTTAACTATTAACGAACCATTAATCTATGTACAGATGATTTTTAAACAATAGCGATTATCTGGGAATCATCACGCAAGACAGCCTTTCCCAGATAACGAGAAACGAACCGGAAACATTCATTCAAGCCGAGGAAGCCGCAGAAATGAGTGTCATAGAGTATCTGAGTGAGAACTATGAGATTGAAAAAGAACTGAATAAAGGGAAATATATCGCTGAATACGACCGAAAGGTAACTTATCCGATCGGAGCACATATTTATTTTGATGGTAAAATCCACGAGATAATAAGATCGATCAGCGGATACAAGGCTCCTTCTTCCGTGGAATACTGGGAAGAGTTTGTGGATGAGAAAGGCGAGATACGGGAATTTCAACGATACAGCCAGTTCAAAACCTATTACAAAGGTGATATTGTCTTATATAACGATACGCCTTATATCTGTCTTGTTGAAAACGGATGGAGATTTGGGGATATACGAATCCCGATGGTAAACGGATGGAAACTTGCTGAATATACAGACTGGAATCCGATTGAGTACGAGCTTTGGAATGTCGTAAAGTTTGACGGTTCCTATTATACTTTAATGTCACTGGAGGGGTTCGACAATAATAAAAACCCTTTGGAATCGGAAAATTGGGGTGCTATTGCCGATTATGATCCTCAGTACAACGAATACGAACTTTCATCACATGAGTACGTTGTATATGATGGCCAAGTGTATTATCCTGAAATAGACGTGAACAGTGACAATCCGGTTATCGGGGAAAATCTTGCACTACACGATCCCAGAAACTACAATCTCAAAAAGCACATGATTCGGTTGGCTGTGTACGAGCTTACCAAACTGATTGCTCCCAATAACGTCAGTGTTGTTAGAATGAGAGATTATGAGGATTCCATGAAGTGGCTTAATGATGCTTCTAAGCTGAGAATCAACCCTCAGATTCCACGAAAAATAGCAGAAGACAACAAGCCGGTTACAGACTGGCAGATGGCGACATTCCAGACATCTTATGATCCATACAAAAACCCCTGGCAGATATGAAAAGATTTTATTACGACAACCGAATCGCCAAGATACTATTGGCATTCAGTTCTTGCCACACAATCACAATTGGCCCGTTTGTATTAAGCAAGTTATCTCCGGAGCATATAACGCAAAGAGTCAGGAACCATGAAACCTGCCATTCATATCAATGGATAGAAACGACCTGTGTTGCGGTTTACATGGTTTTAATCTTACAACTGATTTTTGACATATCTCCTATATGGTATATCGTAGCGACTCTTACCTTTTATATCTGGTATGCGATAGAGTGGCTTGTAGGACTTCTCATCTATCGAAATTCAAAAACCGCATACAAAAAAGTGTCGTTTGAACAAGAGGCATATTCCTGCGAACTGAACTGCAACTACATAGAAAACAGACCGTTGTTTTCCGGATGGCTGCAATATCTTAAAATAAACAACAGCAATTAAATTCTTTATCAAAATGGATTATCTAAAAAGAATCAGGCAGAAGATAGACGATTTCTGCATCAATAAAATGAGAATGGATGGCGCACAACATTTGATTGCCGGAATATTGATTTATGACATGCTCAAATACCTTATGCCGGTTGAAGCGGCAATCTTAACTACTTTGGTGATACTTGTTGCGAAAGAGATTGTTTGGGACAAGTGGTTGAAGAACGGAACTGAAGAGTGGCATGACCTTGTTTGGGGGGCTGTAGGGCTTCTGTTGGGAGCACTTTGATTATAACCCAAACTCGCTTTACAAGCATAATTTTCAACGCTTGTACAATAAATAGAGTTTTAGTCTCGTTCTTATAAAGAACTCTAAAACTTCATAGGTCTACTTTTAGCCTACCCCAACTCAATTCATATTTATTTCATTCATACAACTTCTTTGGGGTAGGCTTTTATTTTGATTTTCTTACATAAGCCATATACAAAAAGCCGTTGGGAATAAATAGTATCTCTTCCCTAACGGCTTTGTTTATTTAAAAAGTTCAGAATGACTTCCTAATCTGATTACCTCTATCACATCCTGCTTTGTATCTATCCATATTAAAAGAAAATCATTTCCGACATGACATTCCATGCAGCCTTTATAATTTCCTGTAAGTTCATGCGGCTTATACTTTTCCGGAACAGCTTCTCCTTTGACCAAGCTACTCAGAACTTCATACAAAGCCTCCATTAGCCGAATATTATTCCGATATTTCTTTAAATCTTTCTTTGCCTTGGTGCTATAATGAATTGTCTTCATTCTATATCATTCACAGATTTCATAAAAGAATCAAAACTACTCATATCTATCGTTCCAGCATATTTTCCAGAACGTGCTTCCTCAATAGCCATCTTGGTTTCTTCATTTGGTTCTCTGTACATGGCTTCTCGCAAAAGACACTCTACATAATTATTCAAACTTCTATGCTCACGTTTAGCCGCACTCTTTAATAAATCCAACAACTCACTGTCAAATCTGAAGGCTGTTTGTTTCTTTACTGTTGCTTCCATAGATTATTATCATTTATATCACAAATATATAACAAATAAATAACATACAAACTATTTAAAATGATATTTTAATTATTTCACAAACCTGTCTCCAGATTTAATTTGCCACTGAAGACAGGTTCTTTATTCTCTTAAAATATCCGGTTCAAGCTCTCCAGCGTTGATTTCGGATCTGTATTCTTATAGTAATGACGGTAAATCATGTCAGGACTGTTTCCGGCAAACTGGGCTACTTGCATAGGATGGAATCCCTCGTCTATCATTTTCGAGATAAAGGTTCCACGAGCCGAATACCAGGTGATTTCATCCTTTATTTTTAGTTTCTCCCTTACCTTCTTCAGTGTCTTGTTCACGTTCATGCTGATTACTTTAACCCTCATGTGTTTCTTTTCTTCAGTATTGTGCTTGATTTTGAAAATAGGAAATACATAATCACCCAAAGCTTCATCCTTGTATTTATTGATGATTATACGAGCCTTGTCTGTAAGAAAAGGAGTAGCCTTCTTGTTCACTTTTCTGCGCTCATAAATGATCTGATTTTCTTTTATGCAATCTTTCGTCAAATGACACACATCCACGTTTGCCATTCCACCGGTATAATAACTGAAGAGAAACAAATCAATATAGAAGCATTCTTTAGGAGTAAAATCTCTCCTACTCATGTTTTCTATACGGACAATGGATTTGGGAGAAATCGTTTTTGGTTCCGGCTGTTTCTCCTGCATGTATTCTTGTACCGAATCAAATACTCCCAGATTAACACCATACATATTACGTTTATAGGCATATCTAAAAACGGCACGAAGCAGACCTAATTTATGAGGAAGACCACCTTGACTATTTGCATTTTTAAGCTTTGCACGTCTCAATGTATAATTTACAAAATCGCTCAGAAACTTTTCTGCTATGTGGTGAAAATAAAAAGAAGAAAATTTCTTGGAGTATTTTCTTAATGTAAATTCCATAAACGCTCTTTTCATCCACAAATAATTTTCCGCATTATTGCTGCTTGTAACTACAACACCATTCTTGACACGTCTCTTTGTCTTGAATAATAAGATCATTGAGTCTATCACTTCAACTACCGATACTGTCGGAGAATCGTTACTCTTAACTTCTGCCTCAACATCGAAACAATGAGACCACATTTTAGGAGTCCAATTGATTTTTTCGGATTCCCATAGCTCTGCAACATCTAAACACTTTTTCTTTTCTTTTAAGATTAATTCGTTTTCCTGAGCAGTCAGAGAGTCATTCCCCTTAAATAATTGGGATGCTGAATCCCAGCGTTTTGCCTCTCCAATAATGTTAAAAACCTTCGGAACACGAGGAAATCCGGTTTTAAAAAAGACCAATTCCAATCTCACTTCTTTACTTCTTCCTTTAATTGGCCTTGCTTTTACTTTGATACTAAACATGTTAATTAGTTGTTTATGTCCACGTCTTAGTTCATGTTAATTCAACTAAGTTACCTACATAGCAGGGTACATGGGCTTGGTTTTTGGATAAATCTGGGTGGTAAACGTCTTAAAATTGTTTTACCACATTTTTTCACTTAATTAATAATCAGTATCTTACGAAAATTTCATTTTATGCCAAATGTTAAAAACAAAAAAAGGCTATCCTCACGGACAGCCAATCTTCATTGTTAACCTTAAATCTAATACCATGAAAAACACAGTGCAAATATAGAGAGTTTATGTTATGCAGCATAATATTTCCACAAAAAAAAGCTTTCTCTTAACCTGATTTAACCATTTCATGTTTTACAACATAATTTTTCATACACTTTTGACTTAGTCATTCCCTGCACAAGCAACAGACACATTATGATTGAAACAGCCTACAATACTGAATAAAAACGATCCAAACAAAAAAGCGACTGCCCGCACCGGGCAGTCGCCTCTTTCCTACCGATCTGCTAATGATCGGAAAATTAATTCTTACTTATTGAAACGTTCTTTCAATTTAGCCAACATATCCTGAGTCATGGAATCCAGATCATATTCCGGTTTCCAGCCCCATTCCTCACGGGCACACGTGTCATCCAAAGAGTTAGGCCATGATTCTGCGATAGCCTGACGTAACGGATCCACATCATATTCCATCTGGAAGTCAGGAACATACTTTTTGATGTTGTTGTAGATAATTTCAGGATCAAAGCTCATGGATGCAATGTTGAAAGAATTACGATGAACGAACTTCGTCGAATCGGCTTCCATAATTTCAATAGCTGCACGCAGACCGTCCGGCATATACATCATATCCATGAATGTACCCTGCTTGATCGGACATACAAACTTCTCACCTTTGGCAGCCGAATAATAGATATCAACTGCGTAGTCGGTCGTACCACCACCCGGAGGTGTCACATAGGAGATAAGTCCCGGAAAACGTACGGAACGGGTGTCGACGCCGAAACGGATGTTGTAGTAGTCACTCAACAACTCGCCTGAAACTTTCGTAACACCGTACATAGTACGCGGGTTACGGATCGTATCCTGCGGAGTCTTGTCTTTCGGCGTGTTATTGCCAAACACACCGATTGAACTCGGAGTGAATACAGCACAATGCATTTCACGTGCAACTTCCAATACGTTAAACAAACCGCCCATACCGATTTTCCAGGCAAGCTGCGGTTTTGCTTCTGCAACGGCTGACAGCAGTGCAGCCAAGTTATAAATCGTATCTACCTTATATTTGGACACAGTCTCAGCAATCTGCTGTTCGTTTGTAATGTCGACAATTGCAGAAGGTCCTGATTCCAGCAGTTCGCCTTTAGGCTCCTGTCCGGGGATGTAACCTGCTACAATGTTTCCACCGTAGATACCTCTCAACTTCATGGTTAACTCTGATCCAATCTGACCGGTAGAACCAATTACTAATACATTCTTCAT